GAATGTTTTAAAGAGGACTGGATTATTTGCTGGCTAGATGCAGAAACAAGAAAGATGCACCATATTGTAAATGACAAAGAGAAATTTGAGAAGTTCTATGAATATTATAAACATAGAATATGGGTAAGGTATAATAGTAGAAATTACGACCAGTGGATTGCAAAGGCAATATTATGTGACTTCAATCCTTATGATATGTCTGATTGGCTCATTAATAAGGGACAAAAGGGATTCATGTTTTCAAAACTACTTAATAAATTTCCAATATTAAACTACGATTGTTCAGTTGGATTCAGAGGATTAAAAGAACTTGAAGCATTTATGGGACACGATATCCAAGAAACTTCAGTACCATTTGACATTGATAGAAAATTAACAAATGCTGAAATTAACTTGACATTGAAATATTGCAAGCATGATGTTATGGAAACATTTGCAGTATTCATAGAAACCAAACAGGAGTTCGAAAGCCATACTGGATTGATAAAGGAATTTGGTATGCCGATAACAGAGATTAACAAAACCAAAGCACAACTGTCTGCCATGATTCTGGGAGCGAGCAAAAGACCACACAATGATGAATTTGACATTTCATTTCCAGATACTATGGACTTAGGAAAGCATAACTGGATAGCAGATTGGTATATGGAATGGGCAACAAATGAAAAGGATTATGAAACCATGAAACTCCAGACTGATATTAATGGTGTACCACATACTTTTGGAATAGGTGGATTGCATGGTAGCCGAGATAAGTATTTTGGAGAGGGAATATATATCATGGCTGATGTAGGTTCGTACTATCCAGCTTTAATGATAGAGTATAATTTCCTATCCAGAAATGTATCTAATCCAGCTAAGTACAAAATCATGAGGGATGAAAGGCTCGTTATGAAAGCCAATAAAGACCCTAGAGAAGCACCTAGAAAGATTGTACTTAATGGTTCATTCGGTGCATCTAAAGACCAGTACAATGCCCTATATGACCCTCTACAGGCTAATAACACTTGTATTGCTGGTCAGTTACTCCTAATTGATTTGCTTGAAAAACTTGAAGGGAAATGTGAATTGATACAGAGTAATACGGATGGTATTCTAGTTAAGGTGTATAATTTAGCAGAGAAGGATGAAGTTATTGCTATGTGTGAAGCATGGGGAGCAAGAACTAGAATGACTATGGAATACGATATGTATTCTAAGGTTATCCAGAAGGATGTAAACAACTATATCATAATTCCAGAAGGTGAATTGTATGATAGCAAAGGCAAGCCAAAATGGAAGTGTAAAGGAGCATGGGTAAAGAAGTTGAGCCTATTGGACAATGACCTTCCTATCGTAAACAAGGCAGTCAAGGACTACTTTATTTTTGGAATACCAGTGGAGCAGACTATTGGACAGGCTAATATGTTAATAGACTTCCAGAAGGTTACAAAAATATCCAGTAAGTATTCTCATGGACACCATAATGGAAAGGTAATAACTGGAAAAGTACACAGATGTTTTGCAAGTGCAGATTCAAAAGATGGTACACTTTACAAGTATCACAAAGGAAAAGAAGCATTGGAAAAGACTTCCAGTACACCAGTAAACTGTTTTTTGGATGATGGGAATATTGAAGGTAAGAGAGTGCCAGCTAAACTTGACAAAAACTGGTATATAGATTTAGCCAATCAGAGAATAAAAGATTTTGTTGACAGATAGTGAAAAGCATGATATACTAGGTTTATGTTAGAGGAAGGGGATTGAGCCTATGCAACTTTTTAAGGGGTATATAGCAAGTAATGGTAAAATTCCCTTGTCGAGTGTTAAGACAGGGGATATACTTCCAGAGCCACCAGCAACAGGAGATTTTGTAGGGGTTCTGAAAGACAATATAATTCAACTTGATTTTGATGATGAAGAAAGTTCCAAGATAGCTTTAGAGATAGTCAACGAGTACAAACTTAGATGTGACATACTCAAGACCACAAGAGGTATTCATTTATACTTCATAGAGGATGGCACAGTAAAAAGTCAATCCGTTGGAGTATTCAATGCTATTGGACTTCATTGTGATATTGGATTAGGATTCAAGAACAGAGTGATACCACTCAAAGTGACCAAGGATAAGAATGTAATCAGAATTGTGAATGGGGAAGAAGTTCAATCGACTACCAAAGAAACCACATTAAGAGAGTGGGTTCAGACATATGATGAATTGGATAAACTACCAGCATTTTTCAGACCGATAGGAAAAGTAGACCATAACCTAAAAGGATGTAATACTAGAAACCAAAGCCTATTCAGTTATATACTTGTACTTCAAACTCACAATTTCAATAAGGATGAAACCAGAAGGACTATCAAAATCATAAACAAGTATGTAGTGGAGTCAGCTTTGGATGATAGCGAGATTGATACCATAACAAGGGATGAAGCTTTCTCAGAAGAATTGTTCTACAATGAGAGAGGTAGTTTCCTCCATGACCGTTTCGGTAACTATATGCTCACAAACTGCAACATCATAATGATTGACGGACAGATACACATTTATACGCACGATAATCTATACAGTAATGACCCAGCAGAGTTTGAAAAAGTAATGCTTGACAAAATACCAAGTTTGAGAGATAATCAAAGAAAGGAAGTTTACAAGTATATTGCTTTGAAATGCAGTGCCATTGGAGAGTTCACTAATTCCAAATATATTGGGTTAAAAACTACTATATTGGATATTGAAACAGGGGATGAATTTCCATATTCTCCTAAATGGATTATAAACAATAGAATCAATATCGACTATGACCAGACTGCGTATTCCAAAGTTATGAATGATACACTGAATAAGGTATGTTGCCATGACCCACAGATAAGGTCTTTACTGGAAGAAATGATAGGGTACACTATGTATCGCAAGAACTCAATGCAAGTATGTTTCATATTGACAGGGGAGGGTTCAAATGGTAAGTCAACAATCCTTAATTGTATCAAAAAACTGCTCGGTAAGCAAAATTATACTTCACTCGATTTACGGGAACTTGAAGAAACCTTCAAACCAGCCGAACTATACAATAAACTCGCCAATATCGGTGATGATATATCAGCGAAATACCTTGAAAATTCCTCCGTATTCAAAAAAGTGGTTACAGGAGAATCCTTCATGGTACAACGCAAATATGCTCAGCCGTTTGAACTTGAGTGTTATGCCACACAGATATTCTGTGCCAACGAACTTCCACAAGTGCATGACAAGTCAGACGGATTCTCAAGGCGAATAGTGCTTGTACCATTCAATGCCAAATTCCAGAAAACGGATGCCGATTATGACCCATTCATAGAGGACAAACTTCTATCAGATGAAGCTATAAACTATTTGTTAAAAATTGGCGTTGAGGGATTGACCAGAGTAATATACAATAAGCAGTTCACTAAGTCAAGTGCTGGAGAATCTGAGAAGGATGATTATATGAAACTCAATAACAATATGCTTGAATGGTTCGAGAATGACCCTAGCATAGAGAATGAGAGTGTCAACGATGTATACCTTGCCTATCAAGTCTGGTGCGTTCAGAATGGATGTATGGCAGTTAAAAAGCTTAATTTCAGCAAGGATATAAAGAAACATAAGAAACTGGTGTCAAAACCTAAGACAATTCAAGGAAAGTCGGTTCGAGTGTATGTGAGGGAGGATGATGTGTAAATGAAAACAATAATAAATAATGTAGATGGTAGTTGGAAAAATGTTAAAAACAAGTGTCGCACCACTATAAACAAGGAATATTCGGAGGTGGATGCGTCACCTTCCTTTATTTACAAATTGCTAATATCAGAGCATAGTCCAATTAGATTGATAAGTGTGGATTGGTCTTGGAAGAAAATACCATATTGGGTTTCAACTGAATGGAGTAGACACAAATTTGAAAAGTTCATTTCAACACAGAGAACGGATAGGACAGGGATTGAACGAGCCATACTTCCACAAGGAGTTGATGTAAACTTTGATGGATATGCTAATGCTCAAAACCTCATAGATGCTTGGCGAAAGAGATTATGCTTTCAAGCCACACCAGAAGCCAGAGGACTTGCTATGGACTTCAAATTGAAACTGCAAGATGTGGAAGTAGAACTTGCAAACGTGCTTGTTCCTAATTGTGTATATCGTGGTGGGTGTCCAGAATTTGTACCTTGTGATTTCTATGGTAAGTTTGTAAATTATTGTTATGAACATAGTGTGAACATGAATAACATTCAATCCAGATATGATGCTTATAATGAGTTTGTAAGTATACCAGAGTGGTTAAAATAGGGTACAATATGAATATATTGTTCGTTATTAGAAAGGAGAATTAAACAATGAGTAAAGCAGACCATCCATATAATAACGTCTTAGGAACACTTGATTTTACAGAAAAGGAAGGACTTTTCAAGATAGTACAAAGTAGGTTTGATGATGCGATTAGCATCTTGATAGCAGGACATTTATGGATTGATATAACCGAAGAACAATATGCACATCTGCAAGATGCAATAAATCTAAGAACAGAAAGAGGATATTAATATGCTTGGATTAAACACTATTTACAATATGGATTGCTTATGAAGAATATTTAAAATTTCCAGAATGGTTAAGATAAGAATAATATGAATAAATTGTGATTAACATTTTGAAAGGAGAAAAATATGAGAACAACGGAAAAAAATAAAGAAATGGCAAATGCCTTACTTAAACTAATAGCGGAAAATCCAGAATTAGAAGTAGTCCCAATGGTGGACACAGAGTGTATTTTTGATGATAGCTACAGCACTTGGATGGCTAGATGGGGCAGTGCAGACATAGATGAATACTGGTGTTCAAATGAACGAGTGTATTTCAAATCAATAGATTTCGATACTTTAGTCGAAGAATTTATTGATAACAACTACGAAGATTATCCGACACTTTCGGATGAAGATGAAGAATTGCAAAAGTTAGCAGAAGAAAAAATAAATGCCTACGATTGGATTAAGGCAATATCGGTCAATATTGTACATTGCTAATCACGAACAATTCAAAGCTATTTCGCTATATGAAAAAATGGCGCACGATTCACAACTGCATAAAATTTTGAAAGAGGTGTATGAATATGAATTATGACAAAATGCCAAGCAGGGGCAAAATAACTTCTGATGGAGAATGGGCTAAGGATTGTGGTTGCGGTGGCAAAGCCTATGTCTTTTATGATGAAGATGCCACATACAATGTTGAATGTGAAAATTGCGGTACAGTTCTCAGGCTTATAACATCAAGCTTGGATGGGGCAATAAAGTTTTGGAATAATACATTAGAAGTTGGAGGTAATTAAATGAGTGCTGAAATAGTAATGGGAAACCTTGTTATGTGTAATATATGCCATAAAAGAATAGCCACAAAACTATGTGATATGCCTGTTAGAAGAACAAAAAACTTTCACATAAAGATTAATGGAATGACAGATACAAATTTGAGCTTTAAAGAATATACCGCAACTTGTGACAAATATATCTGCGACAAATGTGCTGCAGAAGTTGGAAACGGAATACACTTCTGCAAATCGTGTATGTCAAAGCTAAAAAGGGTATGACCATGATAAATAAATACAATTTAAACGATATTGTTAAAATTGAAAAAGGAAATGAAGTTTACAAAATAGTTGGAATGCACTTAAACACATACAATAACCCCAAAAAGGTATGGTATTCGCTATATCGTTTATCGGATGGATATATATGCAATATTGCCGAAAATATACTTACACCTGTTATTGCTGTTTAGTGCGCAATACAAAAATATTCTACATAAGGAGGTCTCAACATGGGCGGAAAGTATGAAGTACGATATTGTTACAACGATACATTGCAAGTTTATCAATCGGAATATACAAACAGCTGGTTCAAATTTATGATACTGAGGTTCACCAAAAAGGTCATATATTACAAGGTACAAATGTTTTGAGCAAGAGAGATTGGATGGATGAAAGGAACAGAAGAATGCGGAGAGAGAAGAATATGGATGCAAGCTAAAAGAAATCAGCATTAAAGGCTGGATTAAGGTAATATCGGTTGATATTGTACCTTGCTAATCACGAACAATTCAAAAATATTATTCACAATGTACTTGACATACCCAATATATCATGCTATAATAAGTTATAAAGTTAAATAAAGGAGAGATAAATTATGAAAAGAGCAGAGATATATTGGGTAGACTTAGGGGAAACAGTAGGTAGTGAACAGAGGAGATGTAGACCATGCTTAATAATACAAGCCAATTTAGGTAATGCAACCTCGCCTACAGTAACAATTGTTCCAATAACGTCTGCTACCAAGAGTTTCACGATAACTCATGCCCCAGTAGATGGTCTTATTAAACCATCAATAGCATTATGTGAGCAGATAAGAACAGTTGATAAGAAAAGAGTAAAGGGTTATATTGCTACGGTAAGTGATTATACTATGATTAATATATCTGAAACAATAAGGTTGACATTAGGCTTATAATGTGGTATAATGATTACAGAAGTTAAATTTAAGGAGGATTAATAATTGATACTTTATAGTAACGGATGCACAAACTGTGAACGATTGAAAGAGCAACTGGATATATCTAAAATTGAATATCAAGTTTCAAGTGATTACAGAAGGTTGATTGAATTGAATATAAGGTCTGCACCATGCTTAGAATTTGAAGATGGAAGTTTCATGCTCTATGATGAAGCCATGATGTATGCCATAAAGAAAAGGGGATAGACAATGGAAAAGCAATTATTAGATTCTAAAACATTAGTGGAGGATTATTTATTCAATAAAGATTGGAGGACAAAAGAAAATTCAAACGCACCTAGAAGTTTTGGCTCGCTCAATAAATATATAATTGGAGAAGTTAGTAAAAACTATTGGTTGAATGAAGTATACAATAAAGAAATAAAATGTGCATATCTTAATGGTGATTTTCACATCCATGATTTAGGGGCATTAACATTATACTGCGTTGGATATTCATTAGAAAACATACTATTAATGGGGGTACAAGGTATAAGTAATATACCAGTATCAAGTCCACCTAAACATTTCAAAAGTGCTTTATCACAAGTTGTAAATTTGGCAACAGTATACCAAAATGAACAAGCTGGAGCAGTAGCATTCAATTCCGTAGATACGTTATTAGCACCTTTTATACGAGAAGATGATTTGGATAAAATCCAAGTTAAACAAGAATTACAGAATTTTATATTTGCCTTAAATAGCAATTCAAGAATGGGGGCAGAACCAGCATTTACAAATATAACATTAGATATAACTCCTTCACCAGATATGTTGCGTAAAAATATAATCATAGGTGGAGATTATAGATTGGATGTATATGGTGATTTTCAAAAGGAAATGGATTTATTTAATGAATGTTTTGCTGAAATAATGCTAGAAGGAGATAGTAAGGGTCAGCCATTTTCATATCCAGTATTGACTTATAATATAGGAAAGAGATTTGATTGGAATAATCCTAAAAATGATAAAATATTTGAAATGGCTGGTAAGTTTGGATATCCATATTTTTCAAATTTTATAAATTCTGAAATGGATGAATCTGATATAAGAAGTATGTGCTGTAGACTTAGATTAGATTTAACCGAGTTAAGAAGAAGAAATGGTGGATTATTTGGAGCAGGAGATTCAACTGGTTCAATTGGTGTAGTGACTCTAAATATGCCTAGAATAGGTTATATATCATCAAATGAGATTGAATTTTTTAATAAACTAGATATTATATTGAATTTAGCAAAAGATTCATTAGAACTCAAACGAGTATTCTTGCAAAATGAAGTATTGGATGGTGGATTAATTCCAGCTTATTCTCAATATGTTGGAACGATTGATAATCATTTTAGCACTATTGGTATAATTGGGTTTAATGAAATGTGTGAAAACTTTTTAGGAAAAGACATACTATCAATAGAAGGTAAAGAGTTCTCCGTAAAAGTTGGTGAATATATCTTAAATAAAATAAAAGAATTTCAAGTAGAAACTGGTCATCTATATAATTATGAAGCATCACCTAGCGAATCAACTTGTTATAGACTGGCTAAAAAAGATAAAGAGTTATTTCCCGATATAATAACACAAGGTAATTCAGTTCCATACTACACTAATTCTTCTCATATACCAGTATCCAAAGTAACTACTATCAATGATATGATGGCACATCAAGAAGCTTTACAAGTTCAATTTACTGGAGGATGTGTAAATCATATATATTTAGATGGAGCAATATCTGGTGAACAAGCTAAACATATGGTTAAAACTTGTTTAACAAATTATAGAAATCCATATATAAGCCTTTCTCCAGTAAATAGATATTGTCCAGAACATGGTTATATTGAAGAACGAGTTGAAAATTGTCCTAAGTGTGGTATGAAGTTGGATATTATGCAACGCGTAACTGGTTATTTAAGGAAAGTTGAAAATTTCAATGATGGTAAAAAAGAAGAATTTTATGATAGAAAACAATTTAATGGTATAATTGATTTAAAATAAAGATTGACAATGTATAAGTGACATAAATAATAATAGAAGGTGGAGGTATACAACAAATGGTTAGATATAAATATATAGAACATGAACGCAGTGAAGATGCTAATTTTATTGGAGCATTGATAGTAGCATCTGATTGCAAAATAAAATGTAGAGGATGTTTTAACCGTGACATCAAAAAGATGGAAACGAAGAAGGATACTGCACAGAATATCATCAAGGAGGTGCTTTCTAATCCATTCAACGAGGGTATTATACTAGCTGGCTTGGAGTGGTCTAGCACACCTACAGACCTCGTAGAACTGGTCACAGAAGCCGATAAACATGGTCTGAAGATAATGATATACACAGGATTAGATTTGGGTGAGTTTGAAATGAGGATAGGCAAGGCTTGTTGCGATAAGGTTGGAATTAAAGAACTTCCAAAAGATTACAATGATACTTCAATGATGTATGCTTGTATTGGTGGGATGGTTCTTGATAATGCAATCCATAGTGATTATTATATAAAATCTGGAGCATATGTAAAGGAACTGGAAGTAACTGGTAGAGAAGCATTTGGTGTGACATTGGCAACAAGTAATCAGAATGTTATAAAAATTCAGAAAGAGGTGTAGTATGGAGAGGGAGATATGTTTCGCAAAAATGAGAGTGGATGCAATCATTCCTAGTAAGAATCTGGAAAATGCTGGGTATGATGTGTATGCCAACTTTCCAGAGGAATATATAGTTATAGAGCCACATGAAACCAAGATGATACCAACAGGAATTGCTAGTGTCCTTCCAGATAGCCTAGTGTTCGTTCTAAAGGAGCGAGGGTCTACTGGTACTAATGGTATGGGACAGAGGGCAGGAGTCATTGATAGTGGCTATAGAGGTGAATGGTTTGTACCTATCACCAATCACAATGATGTTCCACTGGTAATCTATAAATGTATAGAATTGTTGGACTCAGACTTATTTCCAATAGATACCATATTCTATTCTTATAAGAAAGCAGTCTGCCAAGCAATATTGGTGGATGTTCCAGTTGTAAGAATCAAACAAATTCACAAAGACCAGCTTTCAAATTATGTGTCCGAGCGAGGTTCGGGGTCATGTGGTTCGTCTGGTAAATAATCATAATATGAATAAATGGCGAGCAACTATATGGAGGTTCAAAAATGGGAGATAATAACTATATTGTTTGTAACAATGATTTGTGCAAATATTGGCGAACAGAGGGTAAATGCACATATTGGAAAACAGGAAACTGTGTAGAAATTGAAGTTGAAAATGGTGTATCAATATGCAAATCTTTTGAAGCGGATTAATCGCAATACAAAAATAGTGTGATTGAGAGGGGAGGAATCCTCTCTTTTTTATTTTTAAAAAGGGTTGACATGGTGTAATATTCATGGTAGAATAAGGTATAGTCAAATTAAAGAAGGAGTGAGATACATGAGTGGTCAAGAAATGGTAGTGGTTTGCATAATTAAATTATGGTGGATAATAATTCCATGTATCATAGGTGGAATATTAGTCTACAAAACTGAAAAATAGTTGTTGACAAGTACACTTCAAAGTGGTATACTAAGTATAGAAAGTTAAATAAATCAAACGGAGGTAGTTAAAATGAAAGCATCAATTAGACCAATGATAGAAAACCTAGAGTTATTATTTGTAGTACTTAATGAAGAATACTTTAATGGTGAATTGGAAAAACCAGTTATAACAATCGCACCAGACACTACTAAAGGTGCTTATGGATGGCTGACTAATTGGAGGGCATGGCAAGAAGAAGGTACAGAAGGTTACTATGAAATCAACTTGTGTGCAGAACATACTGCAAGAGGTTACAAAGCATTAGCTGAAACATTATTACACGAACTAGTTCATCTGTACAATCTCCAGAAGGGTATAAAGGACTGTTCAAGAGGTGGCACTTACCATAACAGGAAATTCAAAATCATGGCTGAAACAAAGGGACTCATGGTAGAGCAGAGCCAGAAAAACGGATGGGCATACACACAGTTGAACCCAGAAACCAACAGATTCCTTGACACTGTAACAGGAATAGATTTTGTACTATTCAGAAGCAAAGTTGAAAGTTCATCTTCAACAAAGAAGTCAAGTAGTAGAAAATACGTAT